TATCAAGAAAAGCCTCATTGGCAACCATATTGAGATAGTAAGCATTATAGTGAGTATTATAAGCTAAAATATCCAATAGAATGTTTAAACCTGCACCATCAAAATCATAGTCCGTAAATTCTGATTGTTGATTTAGAAATGTTTTTAAATTGGTCTTGATTGTATCAAAATCAAGTTCTGATATTCTTAAACGGTCTGCCATGTTATCTTATTCGCTCTAGGAAAAAATTAATCGTAATTGGATTTGGATTGTTAATTATAAAAAATTCTAATACAACTTTGAAACCATTATTGTCTGGATCTGCCACCACATCTACTTTAGATGTTCTAGCTCTTGGCTCAAAATTATCAATTGTTTCAGTAATTTCTCTTTCAATTTGAGAACCTGTTACAGAATCAACATTTTCAAATAAAAGGCGGCGTATATTACTACCAATCTGTGGTTGAAATGGTCGCTCATAATGATTAGTTAAAATTAAGTTTTTAACCGCATTAATAATTGCATATTCATTCTTATGCGTATTGATGTCTTTTTTAATTGGATGAATAGTGAAATTCAAATCCAAATCTTTGAAAGACCTTGCGTTATCTATATCTACTGTAGCCATATTCTATTTATTCTACTTCGGAAGCGGAATTAACATCCGAGCAATCTGTTCCGCCGGTTCTTGTATCACCAGGACATGAGAAGTCCGTTCTGCCAGATTGTCTTCTTTCATAGAAATTGCCGCCAATCCAACGATGATAATCACCATTATGTCTTATATGTGAATCGCCCTTGATGGTTTCAGTTTTGCTGCCTACATTCACATTAAAGGCTCCGCCCACGGTAAGATTAAGATTACCGGCAACCTTCCAATTTACATTACTATCCACGAATAAATTAACGTTGCCTTGAACATAAACTGAATCATTACCAATAATGACGCTGAACTTATCTTTTTGTATGCGTTCAGCGCGGTCTCCAGCGGGTCCATATTCAACATATGAACCTGACCGATGGTACAAGTGTATTCTTTCATTGTCTTTTGTGTCATCAAACTCTAGGGCGTGTCCTGATTCACTTTCATATACATTGTTATATGGGTATTTGGCATTATAATATGAGTCTGGTTCTACCCGTGAGGCTTTCTTTGCCTTTTTTTGTGACACGATAGAATCATCTATGTTTTCGTTTCTTGCCAAGCGTGAAGTTGTTGGTTCATCAAGTTTTCTTGGATATACTGTTTGTGTTTCATTTGGTTTAACTGGTGCAGAGGTAAGAGCCTCACCTGTTCTTGGATCTGAATACGCTTCTTGTGGATTACCCGCTTTTAATGGAATACTTGGAAATACTCCAACAATAACAGGTTCTTGTGCATTTTCACCATCAACAAAGAATCCAAAAACCATATCACTTTCTTTTGGTGCATATGGGTGTGGATTATTTACAGGAAGACTAGGCATAGCCCATGGTAGATTTTCAGTTGGCAGTTGCATTTTATTATCTGCGTGCCAACCCATACATCTCACACGACAACGGCCAAGTTTTAATGGATCTTGACGGTCTTCAACAACACCCACCCACCAAGTGAATCCGTTTTTACCAGCAAAGTCTTTTGTGTCTTCATTATATTGCATATTAGAATTCCAGTATAGCCCTTGTTTGTTGTGGATTATCCGCAGGTATAAATTCATTACTGTTAGAACTTGAAGCTACTTCAATGATTGTTTCGTGTTTATCAAAACTAATTTTATGTCTTGAAGCTACAATCACATATTTACCACTCAAACTTTTATCTTCATTATCACCACCTTTTTGTTTTTTACCAAAATTTTGAACTTCCAAATTAACATTAAAACCTGATGTCAATTGAAAATTACCAGGCATAACAAGTTTCACTCTTTTACCCATAAGATTGGCCAATATAGCTTTTCTTTGGAATATAAAGTTTTCTTGGGTTTCAACTTTACTTAATGAAGCTGGGTCAGCTTGTTTGATATAATTACTTAACTGACGAGCGGTACCAAATAAACTCACCACTTTTTTAGAATCAAATGCTTCATCATTTTTCTGACCATCACGATTTTTCATTGTTGTTATGTTTGGATTATCGTTACCATGTTTCATACTTAAAAAATGGTCACCATAACTAATATTTTTTCTTTCAAATGTTCGTGTCATTGGATCAAAACCCATAAACTTACCTGCATTAACACCAGCTCGTGTTTTTTCAATAGTATCATTTTGTGCTATTACCTCAAGAGCACGAGCAGAACTAATTTCTTGAAGTGAATTTTTATCTGATTGATTTTTTATTTCAAATTTGATATCTAATATGTCTTTTTCTGCGAGAAGTTTTGATAACGAAACAAAATTATATCCAATTAAATTTTGAAAAAAAACATAATTAGGTGAATTCTGTTTATCTAAAGCTCTTTTGGTACACCATTCAATAGCATCAAATGGTCTTAAATTAGGTATCACAATACTACGAATGCCACTTGTAGGCTCATATATCCCGCCAATGTTATTTTGTGGAACTTTTAAATAATTCAAGAGTATTTTTTCTACAACTTCTGAATATGTTAAATCATAATTCTGATTAATTCTTTGTTGATCCGAAAACATAAGTTCATCGGAAACAAAATGTAAAACATATATTTCGCTATTTTGAGTATCATTTTTACGGTCGGATTGTTTATAGACACGAAAAGCTTTACGATATTTACCAATATCTGAATCTTTATCTTTTGCTATATCAATCAATATTGATTCGGAACCATCAAATAAAAATTTAGCTGAAAGTCCAACAGAATCACGAATAAGAATATTGCCAGAAATGACAGGCAAAAACATTGAATCATAAATATTTAATTCTTCAAGTAAATTTTTAATGTCAATAGGTCCAGCTTTTGTCACTAAAGTTAATTCATTTATGTGAAACTGCGTGGAGTCTTTAACGCTTAATTCACTCATAATTTAATAACTCGTTTGAATTCTTTTTCAACTTCTGGAATAAATTCACTTTTTAATAATCTTATTTCTCTCTTAGCTTCATTTTCTTCCACTTCATAATCATAATAGGTTTGTTTTTCTTTTGAAATCTTTTCAGTCACGATTGCACCATTATTTAAAGTGTAAGATATTGTTGAAGAAGCTACATTTGCATATGTGTTAGCATCTACTTGAAATTTTTCTGTAATGATTGTGTTATCAGAGGCGGTTCGTGTAATAATTTTATAATAATTTTTAGTATTATTGGTGCTTTTTGCCCATTGAATACCAGAAACGGGTGTAGTGTTAGCTGCACCATTGGCCGTGTATTTGTTATCAATAAAAGATATTAGAGTGTTATCTTTTAAAGGCCAATCATATTGCGGATCAATAATGTCATTAAACAATAATACAATCCAATGCCTTTCAGAATTATCATAAAATTTAGAAGCAATAATTTCTGGTGTGTCTGAATCTTTAACTGAATATTTGTAAAAAGCTGATGAATTTTCTTTTAACTCTTTTTCAAAACCAAAACGTGCAATAATATTAGTGACAGTATCAAGACCTGTCGTTTTTGTATTACTTGTGTAAAATGTTTTAGGGTAGTAATTAAAAAACTTAGCCATATTATTTCCTACAATAATTTTTAATTTTTTCTAAAATCTTCTAAAATCAGTTTTAGTAAGATAAGTTGTTTCTTGAAATTGTAATTGCACTTGAATTGCCACAGGCATACCAGTTCTACCTAGTGATGCTGTATCTTCACCAGGAACTTCATAAGCCGAAAAACCATTAGGTGCATAATTTACATCAATATTTTTAAGAATACATGTTGCTATTGGAGGAATGTTTGGATTCTGTGAACCTCCGTAGTAAAACCTAATATCAAATTCTGATGGAGGTATTAAGAAACCGCTAGCTCCTTTAACTAATTCTGGCGCTTGATGAAAACGAAGTCTTTCAATAATTTTTTGAACTTCTAGTGCTTCTTTTTCATCTCTTGGATAAAATGTAAAGTCAAATTGAAATTCACGGAAGTTTGGAGATTTATAAATCATTTCAAGCATAGGATTTTGAACTGTGCCTGTAATAGCAGTAAATCCTAATTGAGCAGTTCCTTGACCAACAACTCCTCCCGCTAAAGTTTGAACACCTTGTGCTGCTAATAATGTTCCACTTTTTCCACCAGATTCAGTCAGTTTTTTAACAGTGTCCACCGCACCCGAACCCGATTTATAAGCATCCATTAATGATGATCCTGCGCCTAATATTTTTCCCCCAAGTTCTCCACCTAATTGCAACTGGTCATATCCTTGTGCATAAGTATAATTTAATGTGTCAGGCATATATAATGCAATCGCATCGGTTGTAAGTGTGGTTGTTTTTAAAAAACTTTGGTTAGTAATTGTTTTGATGTTAGTATCTAATATAGCTTTGGTTGATGCAGAATCACCAGTTAAAATACTTGATTGTCCAAATAAATTACCAATTTTACCAGTAACATTATTTAACCCACCCAATGCACTACTTACACTTCTACTAGCTATATTAGTAAGACTAGCAAATTTACCACCAGTAGATGAATTGATTGAATTTAATCCGCCATTTACTTTACTTAATAATCCACCACCAAAAGAACTAGATACACTTCCAACATTTCCGCCTAATGTTTGAGAAGCTGCCGAAGCACCCTTACCACCAATAGGAATGGCATCTTGAGCTACTGTTCCTTTAAATTCAGTATCATTTT